TAGTTGAGAAATCGCATTGCGATTAATTGGTTCTCCCTTGAAATTTTTAAATACAACATCCCCATTATTGGTTTTTGTTAACTTAATATACATGCGAAGGATCTTTTCTAAATCCTTCGGAATATCAATAAGTTTATTGCCATATGTCTTATTCGTCTTATAATTTGTGAGTAAAATAAATATCTTACTCTTTTCTCTAACAAGATAATTAGTTTTTGGATCATCTGTTAATTTATTATATTCAGCTTTACTGATTAGTTGCATCTCTGCCATGTCATTGCGAGTCGGTAATCTTACTAAGAATGAAAACAGAGTATAAGCTGTGAGTAATTCAAGATCGTTTTTGGTAATATTCTCCTTCTTCTTAATTCTCTCCTTTTTGATTTCATTTTCCATTTGAGATAACATCTTTTGAATTTCACAAAGATCAACAAAATTATTCTTCTGTTTTTCTGAAATCTTACCGGTGCTTTGTTGTTCAACATATTTTTCATTGAGTGAATCTCTTGCTTTGACATACTCTTTAATTAAATCATTATACTCTTCATCATGGTTTAATGCCATTAGTAATACAATAATACTATTATAATAATTTCTTTGAGTTGTATAATGTCTATCAGATAATTTCTCTTTTACTGAATCAAAATCAGATAAAAAATCCCATGTATCTGTTTCAAATAAAGATTGTAACTTTCTTAATTGGACTTCATATTGCTTAATAGTATTCGGTTTAAGATTCGGTCTCGCCTTTTGAATATCATCAGAAGGATTATCAGATTTAATGTTCATATTTATATTATATCTATTTAGATTTATTTTTAAATAGTTATAAATTTAAAATGTAACAAATATGTTAACAATTTATTTTGAGAAGTGTTTGAGAGAAAGAAAGTTAATCATGAATACTTTGTATTTCAAATTGTTAACAGATTTGATAACAATTGATATTTTCTATTAAGCGTTGTATATTTCCATATATCCCCCACTTAATCTTGCTACTCTAATGTATTCACAGAAGCAACGCATTAGATCTACAACTCGTCCAGAATCTGGGAAATCACCCGAAATATGAACTTCAATTCCACGCTGACCAACACGACCATTGGTTAGACGAGTTCCAAGATAAAACATTTTACCTTCCATCCCCTGCTGATCACGACCTTGAAAGGTATCAGTAGTTAGACCACCCGCAACCGTTCCACAATCACTGTACTCTTGACGAGTAATGAATGGAACACCTTCCGACTGCTGGAATACAGAGAATAGACGGGCAATATTATCAACATCTGAAGTAAATTCAAATCTATCATTGTAACGAACATTGTATTTAACTCCACCAGTTACACCATCCGCATTCTGGAACGGTGCCATGCTGTTATTCTTACCAAAAAGAGTATCTTCATCTTGAGCGTCCGCTGGTAACAGAGTAATAATACGCGGAACCATGCGGTTTGCCATACCAAGATTACGAATAACCGTTTGACCAAGTTGAGTGGGAGACGTAGTGTGCTCAACGAGTCTGTAATCAACAAATGTGAAATTTAAGTCTTTGCCACGTCCCATGGCGAAGCGATCCATTTCATCACTTGTTCCGTAGTAGATATAGTCAGCGCAGAACTTAAGTTCATCACGGACAATTTCACATGCTACATCAGCAGTCTGCCCCGTAGAAATCTGAACTCGCCTTTTAACAGTTGGTTCAAAAGTTAATTCAATATTAATTGGTTCTTTGATAAGATATAAGGGAAGTTGATTCACCTTAAGGAAGGGGAATAGATCACTTAAATCAATACTGTATGAAGGGCATTCTTCGGGTTTTGCGGTGCTCATCTTCGCCCAAGTTGGTTGATTTAATCTACTGTCTGTGGCGTTGTATTCAACACCGTTATCAAGACCATACGCATCGGCAAAAACCTTAGAATCATCATTGTAAACAAAAGCATGATTCATAAAACGACCGGTCATATACATCTCACGCTCAAGGTTATTCTCATTCGTTATGAGTGACGATTTGACAGCATGGAGTGCCGACCACGAATCAATTTCATTGAGTGTCTTATTACCAATCTTAAGAACAGCCTTCTTGATAATCTGTCCAATACCAACATGGGGTTGAAGGAAAACATCCGTCTGTCCAGCACCCGGTTTTAATGCGACGAATATCTTTGAATGAGAGTGTAAGAACCCTTTGTTCTGGAGCGTGAAACGACAGAAACCATCTGTAGTAGCAGCACCTTGCGAGAACACGACTGGTTCAAGTAGATCTGTTTCTAACTGCTGCGTATAGTTCGCAGGGATCTGATCAAGCATGAGAAAGTTTGGAATATCACCATCATCGGAAGACATCTTTAATTTATAATGAATGTATTATAAAAAAAATAAAAAAAAATTAATCAATTTAATTGATATAGAAAATATTTATTTGATCATTGGCGTAATTGAACGCCCTGCGGAGAATATAATAGTTGAGACTTAGACTTGATAAAGATATAAACACCACAAGGATTGTCACTCTTAAGATCAGAATCAATTGAGAGACCCCATTGCTCGGAAGTGAAGTCATCGCCCGATTCACCAATTCCATATTTTACAGCTAAAGCATAGACACCACCGCCTTCAGCAATATTCATGTATGAATCTTCGCCAGTTGCAGATGTAGTCATATTGTAGTTTCTATTCATATTCACTGGAGAAACAGATAGACGTTCCATGGAGTACTGACTATCGGGGGATATCGCAAGAACAAGATTTTTAACTAACTGCGGATCAACAACTTTAGATTGCGTATTCGTAGCATTCACAATATTTGCGACATAATCAAACTCCGCAGGATATTTAGCACCACCCTTTAACCACTGAACTCTACGGATTGGAGCAAGTGCTGTGATACTCGAACCATCACCGCTTGGGAAGGTAGTTGCTTGACCGTCTTGAGTAAGAGTATTAATATTAGATACTGGCATGAAAGTAACAAATGCCGAAATAACATTCTGTAATGCGAGTGAATACTGAATCTGAGCATTCGTAGAATTAATACTCGTGTATAGAGAAGTGATGGTATTGTATTCATAAGCACCTTCACCACCGCTCGGTGTTCCAGCAGGGATATCGCTGATTTCACAAGTTAGTTTCAGCTTGGATAGTTCGTAGTGAGCATCACCAATTCCAGTGGTGGAACCATCTGTGTTGAAAAGAACATTAGAATCGGGTTGTAAAAGGAACTCTAACTGAATTCCACCAAAAGCATCTTGTCTTAAATCAACCATCTGTCCAGACTGTAAGAATCCACATGGAACGTGAAAAGAAAACTCATTTGTCTGAGAAACCGCAGAAGAAGCATTCTCCATGACTGCCTTACGGAAAGTAGTAGCATTTGGGTAAATCAAGCAAGACTGCTGAAGGTGCGAAATTTGATCTTGTAGAGAACTTGTGCAAGCAAGGTAAGAATTCATGAATTTTGAATAATGTCGAATATTCTCACAAACCATCTTAGAGCGATTGGCACGAACAGTTAGAGATTCAATAACATTGTAAATACCAAGACGGTTATTCATTGTAACATTATCTCCACTAACTAAACGGGTGGGAGTAGCAAGATTATCTTTGAAAGCATTGAAATTACCAACAATTCTTAGCGTGCTCGGATCAAGCATGCCTTCTTGTGCTGATACAGTAAATGATAACACGGGGAAACCATTTTTGAAACTGATTTTTCCATCGGCTGGGATATTGTCGGGACGAATTTCTATGTAGCGACTGGTCATTCTATTTATAATTTAATATTTATAAAAATTATCAAAGTTAAATTAATAAAAAAATAAATGACTGAACTTTGTAAACTCGCTGAAAAATATATAGTAGATAAGACGCCAAAATATAATCATTATTACACTGAAGAATATCATAAGATTTTGAAAGATAAAAAATATTCTTCCATGCTTGAAATTGGAATCGGTTATCCAGAACTAATGAAAAAATTCACAAATGAAAGCTATAAGAGCGGGGCATCTTTGTTTATGTGGCGAGATTATTTTAAAGATTGTATTATTCATGGTGCCGATATCAAAGAATTTAATATCAATGAAGAGAATATTAAAATTCATCAATGTGATCAAAGTAAAGTAGATTCATTAGAAACTATGATGAATAAGATTGGAAATGTAGAATTTATTATTGATGATGGTTCTCATATATTAGAACATCAGATTTTAACGTTTCAAACACTGAATAAATACTGTAAAGATATTTATATCATTGAAGATGTAAAACCAGAAAATATTGAAAAGATATGTAGTTTAGCAAAGCATACCTTCGGTTTAGCAAATGATAATTGGATAGTTAGTTCATATAAACATTCTAAAGATAGTCAAGGATTCGTATGTTTTCAGAAGATTAATCGTCAAAAAATATTATATATTAATCTTGATTCAAGAAAAGATAGAAGGGAACATATTGAAAATTTACTTTGTGACATGCCAAATGTAGAAAGAGTATCAGCAATTAAGGATGAAAGGGGTGGATATTTCGGATGTGTAAGATCGCATATCTTATGTTTAAAAATTGCTTTAGCAAGAAGGTATGAAAATGTTATTATTCTTGAAGATGATTTCAAATATAAAGACAATAGAAATCTCGCGACCATGGATATTCCAGAAGAATATGATATGCTATTATTATCTAATTTAGTGATTAATAAAGATACAGTAAAATATGATGATAAGTTTGACAGAGTATTTAAAGCACAATGGACTTCGGGATATCTCATTCATCAAAACTTCTATCAAAAATTAATAGACACTTTTGAAGAATCATTAAAAAAATTATATGAAGATTATTCAAGATGTAATTACCTTGATATTTATTGGAATAAAATTTTTAAAGATAGTTTAATCTTGAAACACAAAAATATGATTGGAACTCAATTAGAAAATAATTTTAGTGATATTAAAGGTCGTGTATTTAACAGAAGTAATTAAGATCACTGAACTACTTCCACGCTGCCATCACGAATAACTAATCTCCGTATATGAAACACATACGAGTTAAATAGCTTACCCTTGCTCGGAGCGGTTGCCGTCTGGTAGCGAGCGATTACTGCGAGATCCTTGCCCCTTAAGTCCATCACACCATTCTGTGTTCCAGCGGAGAAAGACCTTCCAAAGACGAAGTTATTCATGAATTCACTGAAAGACCTTGGTTTGATACCCGAGTTATCAAGAGTCTTCTCTAATTCATACAGATGAAACGCATCAAGAGATTCTCTGGTGGCAATTTTCTTGGTGGAAATCTCGCGACTTGGAACACGCTTTCCATTTATCGTGTATTGAATGCTGGAGAGTTCATCACAGATACCGGTGTATCCAGACCGGGTAGAAGCGAGACAGACATCGTGGTTGGTCTTGGATGTTGCTACCGCACTGCTGTAGTTTGTGCCTTGAATCACATAAGTGCCAGATCCAGAAATTAACTGAGAAGAAGTATATACACTGGAATCCTGCGGAACAACAAGAAGAGACTTAGCACGACTGTTCTGGGCGAAAATCTGGAAAGTAGTCTGTCGATCACTTGCCAGAATGCTATGCTTGTAATTTGTAGTTGACATGATATCAAACTCTATTGCCCTTCCTTCACGAACCTTAGTAATCATACCCGCTTCATACTGTGGATCTAACATTACTTGAGAAACAATCAGAGCAACATTCGATACTTCAAAACTTGCGTCATACGAAGCAGCATCAGCAACCGCAGTGGAATACATGACATAATCATCAGTTGTGATATCAGAACCATTGTTGGTAATACTCGCATCACAAACAATTTCAATTAATCCGTTACCACCATCAGCAGCACTGGAAAGATTAATTTCACTGATCTTAGCAACAGCGGATAAAGTAGATCCACTGCCATTATTGCGATCATGGCAGAATTTAAAAGTCTCACCAACAACAAATGGAAACCTTGCGACTCTATCAGAACCCCCAAGATTATTTAGATCACTCACATAGAAAGTAGTTGATGCTGCTCCATTCGCCCAGTCATTTGGAGTAGAAGAACCATTTAATGAATGAAAATGCGGATTGAGTGGAGTTCTTACATCACGAAGAACCGAATCTAACTGCTTGATAACATACTGAGATTCATTGAGATCAATTTCAATGTAAAGACCATTTGTCATCATGACTGGAAAGATAGAAACTGAATCAGCAAAGATACCCGTGTGTAAAGGTAGTGTTACCTTCGCATTTAAGAAATCGGTATCAGAGAAAGCAACTGTCTGATTTCCAGAAGTCTTCTTGAAGAAGGGGTTTGTAACAGTGTTTGCCATTGCCGTCTTGGTGCTGCCTTGGTCGCCACGATTATCGGGTTGATGAACTGCACAACACTCGGTTAAAGCCCGCATGTTTTCTGTAGTCTTATCTTTATCATAATCATACTTGACAGATACATACGTTGAGTAATCCGAAATCTCTTCAAGTAACTGACCACGAGATCCATCATAGATACGAATATTCTTAATCAGAGTAGAAGTACACTTATCTAACTGAAGGCGGGTTGGAGCACGACCCGAAGGTAGAGATAGCTTCACATTAAACTGAAGGTAAGTCTCGCGACCATCCATGAATTTAGTGGACGGATCCACAAAGATCTGAACCTTCTGTCCCGGAGAATATGAAAGTCCATTCTCCGAAGGGACCGAAATCTTCTTCTCGCCAACTCGTGCCGAATCATCTGCGGACCAATAAGCACTCATTTAATTTATAATACTAAAATTATAAAAAAATCAAAAAAATAATTATTAAAAAAGTTAAAATTAATTCTTTGCTTATTGTGTTCGTCCAGTCGTAACAGATGTTGGTGCTGCTACTGCCATTGGTTTCTCGGTTTCTTGTGCTTGCTGTGTTTTTAAATCTGACGCTTGTTTATCTTCATCTAATTTTTGACCAACAGTATCAGTAAGTCCACTTGCTAAATCAAGAACACCACCAATGAGTTTAGCAGGTGGAAATACTGTTCCGACTAAATCTCCAACAGTTCCGCCAATCTGTAAAAGATTACTCGCCTTCTCCCAATTGTTATTTCCTTGGACACCGTCTCCTTTAATATCTTCATATAAATCCATACCACCAAGAGCGGCAGATCCAAGAACACCCGCTTTACCAATAACACCAGATACCTTTGATGCCGCACCTTCAGCACCACTTAAAGCAGTAGTCAGACCTTTTCCAACAGTTGATTCTGCGGTTTTAGCAACATCTGAAACAGTTTCAGCAGCATTCGCACCTTCTGAAACAGCTTCTCTAACTGCTTGTGTGCTTTGTTTCGCTTGAGATAAAAATCCATCTGCGGCACCTGTTGCTTGCTTACGAAGATTATTTACAGTATTTGCCACGGGATTTGTCGCACTTGTTGTTCCGGCAGCACGATCAGCAAAATATTTATTAAATTCTTGAACTTTACCCGGAATATCTTTTGCTACCCAAAGATTAGTCGCTTGAGTTTTAATCGCTTGGATTGTATCGGCAGACTTTTGTGCTTCACGAAGACCTTGTATCTGATCAGTAACATTCTGATTATGTTCTTTTACACGATCATTAAAGTCTCTGACTTGTTGCATTCTGGCATTACCCATGGCGACTGCGGCACCATTGACTCCAAATAAATCACTCATTTATAAAATAATAATTATTTAAATTTTGAAAACAAAATTATTAATTAATCAGTTTTCTTAAGAAACAACTGCTTCGCTAGTCAATCTCTAATTCTTCAACGACTTCTGTATCTCTTGTTGGATAAATTTTATATTCATGTCTTACATATGCTTCAGCAGGATTCTCTGATAATTTCAAATATAAAAATGAATATCTATCTTTATGGGCTTCATTATACAGTTCAATGAATTTATCATGACCACCAACCATATCGCCGTATTCTTCTGCGATCTTTTCAAGTTCCTTTTGGTTCTGCTGCTTACAAATTATCACGTCGGTGGCGTTATTACGAATCATACCAGAAACAGCACGGAATGACTGAACTGCGATAATATAAAAATCAATGTAGTGTCTGAATCTTGTTGAGAAGAAACTGACTTGATTTGTTTTCTTAAAATCTTTTGTTAATACATCGTCCATAACAAGAGCATAAGTTGGTCGGTCTTCTTTGTTTTCATATTGACCTTGAGACTGTTTAATATTATCAATAATATTATCTTCATATCTGTCGATACAATCAAAATGCTTTGAGAGTATTTTACCTTTGTTATCTGTGTGAAGAGTAGTTGATACGAACTTCACAACGTCGAATTTATCTTTATAAAAATCTGGATTACAGAAGTAGTTCACTAAAAGATTACTTTTCCCAGATCTAACTGAACCGATTATCAAACAGAGTGAAGGCATGCTTGGTAAATTCGGATGAATATCATCAAACTTCTCTGAAGGTGTTTCATCCTTCACTTTAAGAACCTTTGGTACAGTATTCTTTTTGGGTTCTGTCTGCTTCGCTTTCTTGGGCATTATATATATGATTTAATATTTTAAAATTTGATTTAAAATTTATAACTTATATTTAATTGTTGTAATGAAAAGGACACAATCTATTTATCAGTGGAAAAAGCGTGGAGTAAAAAGCGATGATTATCATAAACTTTATGAATATCATATGAGTATCAATAATTGTCAGTTATGTAATGTAGAATTTGATGATTCATTTAAAAATCTTAGATGTTTAGACCATGACCATCATACTGGTTTATATCGTAAGACATTATGTAATAGTTGTAATGCTAATTATAAAAAAGAAAAACAAAAATTAAAATGTAGTAATAAATCTGGTCACATGTGGATATGTAATTATAAATGTAACAGAAATAATAAATATTATTTCTCATGGATGTATTCGCGGAAAATAGATGGGAAACTTAAAGTAAAATATTGTAAAACTAAAACTCAAGCAATCGCTTATTCATTCATTATGTTATTGAAGGAACCTTACTAATTGCTTCTTATGTCTTTTAACTAACATTTCACATAATCTTTTATCATCCTTTGGAGTATATCTCGGTTCTCCGCCAACATTATAATGATTGAATTCTTTTAACCAATTACCCCTTTTACCATATAACTGATACATATGATCGTCACAATACCACGCGTGAATCTGTGGTGGAAATACCCATCCGAACATCTTATAATGTTTTTTATGTATCAGAAATTGAGTTGGTATCGCATGATTGTTACTGAATCCAGCAGAGTAACCGATATTATTTTTCTCTTTTAATTTATCAATAAAGACTCTTAACCAATTTGGATTTGGATCAAATCTAATATCGTCTCCCGATATCTGCATGTAATCAAAACCATCATTGATACATGAATTTGCTAAACAGTTCCAAATATGAGTTGGCTTCCCCTTAAATGTATCTTCAAATCGAATCCATTTTAATGAAAGGTCATCATATGTTTTTGGTAAAGTAATATTACTATATAATTTATCATCTTCATCATATCCAATATAAACAGTAATATTATAATCTTTACTGAGTGTAGTGATACTCGGTAAAAGTATTTGATTCAAATAAGTTTCTCTGAAGTTTTTCCAATCACGCTTATTACTCGTTGAAGGAACAAGGAATGCAACATTCTCTTTTGTATCAGTGAATAAATTCTCTAATGGCAAAGTCAATATAAAATTTGAAATAGACTTCTTATCATTGAAATTGATAACAGATTTATTATATGATGGAAACATACCCTTTATAAAAGAAATTATCATAGATAATTCTTGCCATGATCTTAAATGAACTCTTGTACCGTTTGGAACGTTGTAAATATCTCCTTCCCTTTGGTAATCATTAAAAAAGTAATTTGGATTGTAAGAAGGTGTTTTAGTGATTCTTAAACTTCCATCGGGTAACTGTTCGCACTCAGGGATGAATTCAACATAATCGCAATCAAATCCCGCGATATCAATATGATTAAAATGATCTAAAGCAAATAAGACAGCA